AGAGATTCCTACGGTGTATGCCTCTGTCATGCAGTCCGGTTGAACTTCCGCAGCGTGTCCTCTTTCCATTTGTCCCATGCGGTCTGTTTCTTCTCTCTGCATACTTCCGCCTCTCTCTGCTTATTCTGTGTTGCTGTTTCTTTGTTCTGTTCCATATTTCTCTCTTTCTATGCCGGTAGGCATCCGCCGATTTTGGATTTTGTGGTTTTGTAAAGTCCTCACTTTCCTTTTGTTATTCGGATGCCGTGTTTATACTTACATTGTAAATTGGGTGGTTTACGGTAATAGGGTTCTTTGCCATTTTACGATTGGGGTGGTTTTGGGCTTTTTAATTTTTTGGGAACTCAGAGGGGTGAGTTGCCCCTGATCCGCTCCGCTCTACACCCCCGCCCCAGGGTATAAGCTGCCGGACCTGTCCCCGGATCGCTACGCCAGAACCGCCGGAGACGTGCCGGAGTTCGTAAAAGTAAAAGAAAACGAACCGCAAAACCGCATAAACTCTATATATTTATATCTCCGTCCGTGTCTGCCGGATCTTTTCCACTCATTTCCACCGGTAAACGCTGCGCAATCTCTGCCGCCGTTGGCAGTTCTGCCGCCTGCTTGCCTACGTTTAAATCTATCTTTTGCGCCGCCTGCGTATAACCGTGGTTGTTGTTCATATCTGTAGCGAATACGATCGGCGGGATCTTGCCAGCAAAGGCGAGCTGTTTCTTAAATGCTGCTATACTTGTTTTCAATCTTTTTATTGTGTCAGAATACGCACCCGGGCGGGCTGTTTCCCAATTATTAAGCGTTTCCCTAGAAATACCGGCAAAACTACAAAATCCCTCTACATCAGGCACCAAACGCACACCCTCCGCCGCTCTATCCTTAATATATAAAATGTATTTTTCCGCTACCTCTGTAAATTCTTCTACAGTTTCTAACTTCCTAGGCCGTCCCCCTTTGTTCTGTACCTCTCCGCCCTCCGGCGTTTCCTCTGTCTGTAAGAATCCAGTTAAAAAGGCATCACATAAAGCCGCCGTTGTTTCTGCGTCCGTTGGTTCATAGTCGCGCCCCTCCTTAAAACGTTTATAGCTCTGCTTCCTTACCCCGTTTTTGTCTCTCTGTGCCGTTTCTTTCTTCTCTGTTGCCATCTCTGCGCCCTCCTTTCCTCTGTGCCCTCTGTGGCGGTCCTACACTGTCACACGGGCAAAATAAAAAGGACACCGGGAAAAGCTGCTTTTTCGCTTCTCTCTGTGCCCTACGTTCTACTTTTTCGGCTATCCTTATTTATTTTATATGTGGATCTGCTCCGCCCTCCGGCGGCTCTGTTATTTCTATCTCTATACCGCAACCAATGGCGGCGGCGTATTTCTCCATATCGTCAAGCGTGAATTTATCGGCGTTTAGTCTCTGGTTTACGTTCTGCCGGGACACGCCCAGACGATCCGCCACCTCTTGCACCGATACCCCGCGCCGTTTCATCATAACGCGCATTTTTTCGCCAAAACTCAACCGCACCGGCTCCGCCCTCCTTTCTCTCTGTACCCCTTTAATATATAGGAATCTGCGCCGCCTGTCAAGTCTGCCGTTTACATGGTAAACACTGCGCCGGGGTTTTCTTGCACTTTGTAAAGTGTACAATTTACACAACAAACCGCCCTTATTTTGTTTAGTCGGCTATACATATTTCACAAACTGCAATAATTTGTAAATTTTCCGCTTGACTTTGTAAAGAATACGCTTTACAATACAAGCATAAAGAACGAACCGCAACGGACAACAACGAACCGCCAGACGTTCAACAAAACAAACAAGCGCAGGCAAGGGCGCACGGTGTACCCCAAAAGAACAACGCACCGCAGACCGGATCAAGGGAACCAACCCGGACCAAGGCAACGGCGGCGCGGCACTTATTAAGACGAGACCGAAACACACGCCCCACCGCCTCCGGCTTGTATCTCCTGTGAGGGCTGCCCCTGTGGTAATGAGTGCATATATCAGGCAAAAGGAAAATTGTAAACCTGTGCTAGGGTGTACCAATTCACACCGCACATATAAAAAAGATAATTAAGTTATTGGAAGTATGAAAGCACTTTGAAACTTTCAGAACCGCACGAGATCGGGAAAGCGGTATAAAACCGGCCCGGCATCGAGTGAAAGCAGTTAGCACTCTAACAATGATTAACGCCCCCGACGCTCCCAGGGGAAAGCGGGAACCGCTCCGGAACTATTGAGCCGGGGCGATGGCTGGAACGAGTTGCCTATATACACGCAGCATAAAAGGGAATAGGACAGGCGAACCCCTGCAAGCCGCCGTCTGCAAGTCTGACGTAAACGACTTTGAAACAAAATAAAAAAGGGCGATCCGCTACACCTACCAAGCGACACGGACCGCCGCCACCCCTCCGGGGCTTGTCTCCTATTATAACAGGCTTTCCCGGATGGAACAACAGAAAAGAGAGGGAAAGACCATGACAGCAGAAAAGATTATTGATTCTTTAAAATTCACATTTGAAGAGGCAGACGAACAAAAGGACCTTTTTACACCGTCCCACGTTCTCTATAAATGCCGCATTATCAACCCAGCAAATAACCGCCGTTATACTTTTGATTATCAGTGTAACCCATCCGCAACCCATGAACCGGAGAAAAAAGATTGTTTATATTGTCTTTTGTCTGATTCCTCTTGTGTAGAGAGTTGTGCAGATGAAGCCGACTTTCTGGAAGAGTTCGGATATATTGACGGCGGAGCGGATCAGATCCGAAAAGGATTAAAGGCTTTTAGGGCTTGCAAGAGAACAAAGAAAGCTATTGAAAGACTTTTCACGGCTGACGAGATCGAAACACTGCAGGCACATTTTGAAAACTACTAAACCGACAGAAACGAGGCGCGCGCCCTCCGGGGCGCTCCCTCTCAAAATATAGGAGGCTTATATATTATGATGACATTATCAGAGGCGAAAGCCATTTATAGAACCGGAAAAGGCCACTTTTTCGACCGTGAAACGTTCAAATATTGGGGATCTCGTATAGAATCCGCTTTGTATAAAAACCGCTGTTTTGTTACCAGTGAAAACAATTTTGACGGCAGCCGCAGAGCTTACACCGTGCGCCGTTTCTCTCCTGACTTTCTCCACGTTGAGACGGTCGGAGAGTTCCAGGAACACGCTACAAAATGGGGCGCAAGAGAAGCAGCAAAGGAGGTTGTATAGAGTTATGAAAGAATTTATGTATGTTTTCCAGATTTCAAAATTGATCACTTTTGAAGTAAATTTTTACACCCTCGGCACCAACTCCGCGCCGTACTTCTCAACCTCTGCGTATGAGTTCTGCAGAAGTAAACTAGACTACACCAGAGGCGGACAGGCTCAGCGGGATCTGTTGCCGAAGTTCTCCCCGGCTCGCCGTTTCTTTGAAAAGTGGGATCATTGCCATTTACACGACTTGACCCCGGCAGAATATGAGGAAATAGCCGCAGATATTGAGGAATTGAAAACACGATACAATTATATTGAGGACATCCGCGACACTTTCCGCGGTTCCCGCTCCTCTATTCCATTTTATGATATTGTGAAACTCTCCAAGATGGAGCCCAAAAAGAAAGGGGGCGCATAGTATGAAAATCGACATTGAAAGACTTATTGACGCAGTAGCCGCAGAAAATGAGGCCTACAACGAATATTGTTATAGCTCTAAAACCTTATACCGTGGCCCCTTTGAGGAAATCACAACCCGAAAAAATCATGTTAATTATGCGCGAGAGGTTCACGACAGGGAACAAAACGCCGTTGATACATTGGCGGAGGTTTTCCAAATGGACACAGAGACACGCAACCGGCTTTATATTGCAGCTAGAGCCGTGAACCGATGGCGGAACGCTACGCAGTGGGCGCGGCTTATCCCGGACACCATGCAAGACCAGATCCGCCGGTTTATCTTCGGAGAACCCGAAGCACCTAATAGCACTTGTAAATATTGCGGAGTATGGCAGGCATAGACGGACGGCGGCGGATATATTGAGAGATCGGAGGCTTTAGGATGGCTTATAAATATCTGAACCGCTCCGCAGTATTGGAACATCTGCAAGAGGGGCAAACAGTAAATATTGATGAATATATAGAAAAGCTGCGTTTTTTTAAGAAGTACACCGACAACCAAGGAACCTATATAACGGATCGCCGTTATATTGAGTATTCAGAAATAGGCTTGCACTATTACAAGTTTGATACATTGATAAAGTTTTTTGAAAATTTCAAGCATGAGAACGGCACGAAAAAAGCATTGATAACCTTTAGCAAAAACCATTGTTTACAATGCGAGCCGGTAAGAGATTAAGGAGGTTTATATCATGGGATGGGATTATACACACGCAACACACTACACCAGAACCGGAGCTATTGACAAAAAGGCAGAAATTGACGAGCTTTACACCTGGCAGAACGACACGAAAAAATATGAGGTTGTCCGCTCTTGCATGGTCGGGGCTACATATTACGCCGCAGTAAAAGCAACCGTATTGAGCACCGGAGAGGTTGAGACATTCGCCGCCGTTGCATTGACGCACACAAACAACCGGGATTATTTCAACTTTGGAGTTAAGACGATGGAGGAAAGCATGGGACCTTGTGAAGATCATTGCCCGGCTTCGATTCTCTCTCTTCTCTCCCCTACTGATTCAGAATATGCCAATAGCTGGCGCGAGAGATGCAGAAAGAACATTGAAGCAAAAAAAGATCCTCACGCATTGAAAAATTTACCTGTCGGCGCAGTGATCCGCTTTACTCTCCATACTGGGGAAAGCATCGAGCTATTGAAACACGCCGCAGCGTATCAGTTCAAACGCCCTTTCTGGTTCTGCCAATCATCCGGCCGTTATATGCCAGCAACCAGGATCCCGGCAAATTATGAAGTAGTCACAGCATAACATATTGAGTTTAGGAGGATAAGAAACCATGAATAATACAGCATTGAGAATTGAGAACGGTATGAGCAGTTTTGAGTTACTGCAGGCCAAGGTGTCAAGCCTTGAAGCAACAGAAAAGTGCATGAGCATTGAAGAGGATCGCCGCATGGCTGCCATTGATGCAATGGATCGCACCTATAACAATCCATCTACACCACGCCGCACACGTTTTGAGCTTTCTATTGAGCTTCCTATTCAGCGTGAGGCATTGAAGAATTACCACAATGAGCGCAGCCGTGTATCTGCCGAACTTCGAGGATTAAGAACGGCCATTGATCTTATATTGACAGTTTCCAATTATGGCGGAGAGGTAACACCGAATAACCGCCGGATGATTGAGAGTATATTAGCTTAAACGTTACATTGTAACATTGAGTAACAGCGTGTAATATGGAGGTAACACATGAACAAAGATAAATTAGAAGTATTTATGAACTACTTAAAAGAACAGTTTCCCGGTTGCATTGAGGATCATTTCACTTATGATTTGATCAAAAATCTCATTGACTATGTATATAGGGAGCACGGTCACACAAAGAACTCCGCAAGGGCGATTATCGCAAGCATACTTCCAGAAGTAACCTATGAGGAATTGGAGGCTTACTTACCTGATTTTGATGAATGGGAGGCGAAATTATGATAAAGATGTCATTCTACGATGGAACTTTAGACAGGGCAAAGGCAAGGGAAGTTGTCGAGACATCCGAAAAGCCTTTAATGTTCCGATATGGCTTTGCGTATAGGGGCGCAGAGAAAAGACCTATAACAAGAGAAAAAGCATTGAGTATTATTGATGATTCCGGAAACTATCTGGATATAACAGAAACCGACAATGAGATCCTTTTGAATACTTTTTCAAGTAATGATATGTGGTAGGAGGTATGAACGTGGTAGTTATTTCATTGACAGATAGAGAACAGACATTATTGAGTGACAGTGTATTGACGATGATAGAGAACGCAGGGCAGGCGCAACGCCTTGTATGTGACACTGAATCGCAGAAAGCTATTGACATACACATCAAAGAATTACAGGCATTAAACAGAAAGTTGTGTACTACCGGCATCCGGTAAAGAAAGGATTGAGAACCATGAGAAAGAAAAGCGTATTTATTAACTGTATGGAGACATTGACCGCAAACAGAAAACACAGCGAGGCCCGCACACTTCTCAATGCAGGACTGAAAGAGTCCGCAGAGAGACAGACCGCTGCCACCGCTCCGGCGTATGAACTTACAAAGCCGTATATCTTCCCTGCCGTTGATGGCAATATGACGTATCACACCTCATGGGGATCTCATGGAGTAAAGAACGAAGCCGAAACCATATTGAGTGTATTGAACTCTTTCCGCCTCCGCTCCACCCTTGCAAAGATCAATCAAGGGCCACGCCTTACACAGTATGTTATTGAACCGGCTCCCGGAACTCAGGTGCAAGCCATTTTGAGACGTGAAAAGGAATTTCAGGCAGCCTTACGCTGCAACGCCTCTTTGAGATTTGATAATGGTTATGTATATATTGAGGTTCCTACCGGTACAGAAACCGTGTTCCTGGGGGATATGCTTATTGATAATGAGTTTCAGTCCTCCGATGGTTTTACAATGGCAATCGGCATGGCTGTTGATGGTTCCAAGCATTACATTGATATTGCCAAGGCTTGCCATATCCTCATTTCTGGTATGACCGGATCTGGTAAATCAATCGTTCTGCATAACCTCATCTTGTCTCTATTGATGAAAAAGAATCCGGCACAGATGCACTTATATATCATTGACCCAAAAGCAACAGAGTTTGAGTATTACAAGAACCTTGCAGCGTGTACGGTTGTATCTGAGGTAAATGGTGCGGTTGAACTATTGAAGAACCTTTGTATTGAGATGGATCGCCGCTACTCCATTCTTGCCTCTACCGGCTGCCGTGACATTGACAGCTATAATACAAAGTTCGCAGATGCTCCTATGAGGCGTGACATAGTTTTCATTGATGAGTTATCCGACCTTATGAGCATGGGTGGAAAATCCGTTGAGGGACATATTGTAAGAATTGCACAGAAAGCCCGTGCCTGTGGCATCCACCTTGTAATCGCTACACAGTACCCGGTTGCAAAGGTTGTTACTGGATTGATTAAGGCAAATATGCCTACAAAGATCTGTCTCCGTGTTGGTACAGTCACAAACTCTATGGTCGCATTGGATATGACCGGCGGCGAAAAGCTCATGGGTCATGGCGATATGCTTTTTCTCCCTAACGGTTCTCTTTCCCCGGTAAGGTTGCAAGGCGGGTTTGTATCTGAGACGGCAATCAACAATGTCGTTGCCGGTTTGATGAAAAATCAGTAAGTAGGAGGATGGTTAGAATGGCAGGAAAGACAACAACAGCTTGTACGCATGAACAGTACGAGACTATCATAAAAACTTTATATGAGGGCATTGGAGACTGCATACAGCCTAATCCCCGGATTGCTACGATCCTCGTTATTGAGGCGAATGTAGGATTGCGTATTGGAGACACACTCTCCCTCCGGCGTTCCTCTTTCATCAAGACACCATCCGGCCACGCTTTCAATATCGTTGAGCATAAGACCGGAAAGGTTCGCCGTTTCAAGGTCCAGGAACAGGTCTACAACTTCCTCCTTGAATATGCGGACTCTGAGGGCATTGAGGGTGATGATCTGATATTCCCTATCGGTGTCCGGGCAGTGCAAAAGCATCTGAAAAAGGTTTGCGACTGGCTCGGTCCTGAATATGAGGATATATCCACCCATTCGTTCCGTAAATACTTCGGAACAGAGATTTACTACAAGAATGGAAAGGACATTGAACTGGTCCGCCGCCTGTATCAACACAGTTCCGCAGCCGTTACAGCTCGCTACTTGGGCGTTACGGACGAAAAGATTGAACAGGCATTAGATTCCCACGTTGATATTATTTACCGCCCCAAATGAGGCGCATATATAGTAATGGTTCCTTATAAGATTTGTCTATTTGAGTGTCGTGTAACAGGTTTCTGGCAGTTTTTAATGTGAAAACTGCTGCCGGTATGAGGGTTGATAACGGCATACACCATCCCTTTGTTGGTTGACAGGTTTTCCGGCTTTAATGCGAAACCGGATAAGGATAGTGGGATCTCCTGACATTCGCGTATCTCCGGCGGAGCGCACGATGCCGCTTGATAAGAACGTGTCCAAATAGACAAATGCTATAAGGAACCATTGAAGAAATGGAGGTCTTAGGCATGATTGATATTACAAACTGCAATAAAATCATAGTCGATACCATCGGGAAAACAGAGAAGATCATTGAATGGTATCAGCAAAATAAAGATTGGTTGGATGCCGAAGAGTTCCGCATCCCCATACCCTCCGCATTGGTTGAGCTGCCGGAGGAAGATATTAAATTCTATTATGAGCAGGAGGGTGTATTCGTCAGGCTGCATCTGTATATGGGTGGCGTGTATGTCTGCAATTATCGGTATGATCCGAAAACTCAGGAAATCGAAAACATTGTCTTTCCTGCCGGATTAAGCAAAGAGAAACGAAAGGTTGCCCGGATGGTTCTTGCCGCTGACAGAACGCCATACAAGGAGGCATTGAAGTTCCATTCTCTCATGTGTTTTGCAACTCATTACCGCAACTGCATTGAGACTACGGAGCAGAAAGAGAAACGCATTTCTCATAAGCATCGAAAAATCCTGCGCCGTTCCGGCGGTGCTACACCACTGATAACCACATACCGCATTGATAGCAGACCTGTTCCTGCAGACGGTACAAAAAGGCACTACACAAAGCCTACCGAACAGGTAAGTGTGAGGGGATTTTACCGAACTACCAAAACCGGTAAACGTGTATGGGTTCGCCCTTTCACAAAATACAATGGAAATTCTGGAAATAACAAAACATACAAAGTATAGGAGGATCACTATGAGTAATTTGAAAGTTTATGCAAAAACCATCGAAGATGAGGCTTTGGAACAGATTAACACTCTTCTGTCTCAGGATGCCTTTAAGGACTGTAAGGTTCGTATCATGCCGGATGTTCACGCCGGAAAGGGATGCGTCATTGGCTTTACTGCGGATCTCGGAAACAAAGTAATTCCAAACATTGTTGGCGTGGATATTGGATGCGGTATGCTTTGCGTCAGTTTAGGGCATAGGGATTTTAATGCTGTTACATTGAATACTTTAGATCGTGTTATCCGCACCTATGTTCCAAGTGGGAAAAATGTGCATGATGGGCGGCAAATGCGTTTTGAAGAATTGAAAGAACTTTATTGTTACCGGGAATTAAAAGATACCAAACGTCTCGAACGCTCTATTGGCACTCTCGGCGGTGGCAATCATTTCATTGAGGTTGATGTTGCAGAGGACGGTTATAAGTATCTGATTATCCATACTGGCAGCCGCAATCTTGGGAAACAGGTGGCAGACTACTATCAGAACCTTGCCTATGAGTTGATGTGCGGTAAGGATGATCTGTATGATCGTCAGGAAAAGCTCATTGCCGACTACAAAGCCGCTGGAAGAAAATCTGAGATTGAATCCGCAATCAAGGAGCTGCGCCGAAACTTCCGTGCTGTCACTCCGAAATTGCCGAAAGACCTCTGTTATTTAGAGGGTAAGTACCGTGAACAGTATCTCCATGATATGAGGATATGTCAGAAGTTTGCCTACATGAACCGTGTTATGATTGCTCAGATTATATGCAATCACATGGGATGGGGTGTTGATGCAGATATGCCGGACTTCTTTGAGTGCATCCACAATTATATCGACCACGACTCCAACATCGTCCGTAAAGGTGCTATCTCTGCCAAGTACGGAGAAAAGGTTCTTATCCCCATCAATATGCGTGACGGATGTATTCTCGGAACCGGTAAGGGAAATGAGGATTGGAACTGTTCTGCGCCGCACGGAGCCGGACGGATTATGTCCCGGATGAAAGCAAAGGAAACTCTCAGCATGAGAGACTATTCACACTCTATGGACGGTATCTACACTACTTCTGTGTCAGAGGAAACCATAGATGAGGCACCGATGGCATACAAGCCTATTGATGAGATTGTGGAATGTATTGGAGAAACCGTTGATATTCTTGCGATTCTGAAACCTATATATAATTTCAAGGCAAGCGAATAATGTGGCATTGATAGACACATTGATGTATAATGGACTAAACATTTATATAGGGAGGATATGTCTATGAAGATGAGATATTTTGCCATGCTGTTACTGTCTGCCGTTCTTTTGACTGGTTGTGGTGGCAGTACATCTACCAAAAATGGCACTACTGCGGTCACGACTACGACAGAAAGTAAAGACAAAACAGACCTTGCAGATTTGATGAGTACGCAGGATTATTCCTGTACTGTGGATGATTCTTTTATGTATTACGTTATGTATGTAACAAACAATTCAGATAAGGTTGTGAGTATTGATCTGAATGTGACCGCATTGGATTCTTCCGGCAGTATGGTTGGTTCTTCCAACGATGGAACAAAAGCGGTTGCTCCAGGGCAAACAGCCGGTATATGGACCACATTTGATGAATGGGATAAGATTGATAGTTTCGATTACACACTGTCGGTATCAGAGGAAAAGGAATACTCTCCTGTCTATTCTGACTTATCCGTTGACTACAATACTACCGACAGCGGCATTGTTGCATCCGTGACAAACAACGGAACTTCCGCCGCAGATTATGTATGTATGGATGTGGTGTACCTTAAAGATGGGAAGATGGTTAATTTTAGCGAATTATCTTTTATGGATGATAACCAGGAATTGCAGCCCGGTACAACTCTTTCTCAGGAGGGCACTTGCTACTCCGATTCTGGTTTTGATGATGTAGTGATTGCCATAAATGGCAGAAAATGATTTAAGGCAGAGGTTTTATTCCTCTGCCTTTTCTATGAGTTCCCATGCCTTTTCATCGCCAAATTCTTTCCTTACGGTTTTCCATAATCTGAGGTACTTCTTGGATTCTCTGTCCCTTTCAGTCCTTGCCTTATCAATCTGACTTCTGAGACGGCTTATATACTGCTCATCCTCCGTCTGTATCAGCTTATCAGAATCCCGATACAACGAACGAATCATGCTCTCTTTGAGCATATCTACCCACAGAGTAGATACCTCTGTACTGCGTCCATTGACTGAACGGCGCATTTTATACTCTCTGCCGGATAAATCCTGTTTCTTTGCTTTCTTAGCGCAGTAATCTCCGATATAGACACCAATCCAGTCCGGTATCTCTTCCTTGACCTGATTGTATAATTCCCTTGTGAGAACATAATAGTTGTAATGGCCTACAAAGGATTTTGCAGCAGCACTATGGAAGTCCGCTTTCGACACCTTAATTTCATAGCATCGGAACACTCCCTTGGTGTCATAGGTCATGTAATCAACTCTTTCTCTTCCGCAAAATCCGATTGTTACCTCATAGCAGCCAAATACACCGGTCTTTCTTGTGGCCAGTCTGATTGCTTTTTCCAGTGCTACAGTTTCAGCGGTTTTCATTTCAGATCCTCGATTGAGAATACAAGGCCTACACAATAAATCTCTCCATCTTCCCAGATGTCAAAGTGTTCGCAAGGAATGTCTGTTTTGTAAGTCCATGCTGCCGGAAGTCCGTCCCTGTTCATGCCATCACACCAGACAGCATCTATCCAGTTTGCACGTTCTTCTCCCTCCTGATCCACACCGTTTCTGTCAAAGTATACTCTTCCTCCATCGAAGCAACCGCCCTCATCATAGATTGCCCCATCAAACTCCATGAGATCATCAGATGCACCGTAAACAATAACCAGACCGCTTTCCTTTGCTTCCTGCTTCACATCGTCAAAACTGTCTCCGTATGCTCTTCCATTGAGCTTGTCTGCTAATTCCTTTGCTGTAATCATCACATATCCTCCTTAATCCGTGTATACCACTATTTTCTGCCCCTCCATTCTGTAACCAAAACAGAGGTTTCCGCCGTCTGCTATGATTGCACAGTCATGGTCGGACAGATTATTTACGTTTCCGATAATCTCATAATATTTACAGGCATATCCGCTTTCTCCACTCATAATAACGGTTTTCTTGGAAAGAATCTTATTCCGCTGTTTCTCTGACATATAATCCCACTCATACGGATATACCACAACTGCCTTGTCCTTGATCTTTTCATACTCCTTGAACCATGTTTTTATCATCGTCCGACTCCTTTCTTGCATATTTGCATCCTGAGAAGTTTGTTCCGGTATCAAGAAACATATCCAGAATGATTTTCTCACTCTCTCCGCAGAAATTTATATCAGTTTTTCACAGTTGAGGCAGCACGCCTTTTCGTTCCGTTCCTCAAACATCTGTAAAGCCGTCTTATTCATTCTTGTTTCCTGCCCTTTTGAAATGATCCGCAATTTTGCAGATTGTAACGTCTCCAATTCCTTTGATTGATGAAATCTCTTTGAGAAACTTGTTAATATCCGCTCCGTCGGAGGATTTTTTACCTTGATTAAATCCCTCACTTCTGGCTTTCTCCACTCTGTCCTCAACATAATGTACCAACTGCTCATCTGTCATTTTGCGGATTTTAACCGCTTTTTCATGTACCTTATCTTCATTTACTGTTCTGCGGCAGCTTCTCTTCTTTGCCATTGCAATCCTCCTATCTCATGTATGTTTCAACAATGCACGCATCGTCCTCCGGTGTCCTCGGGAACTTAAAAATAAATCCGGCTGACATTACATCATCTTCGCATCTTTTAAGGTTTTCATATTCGCAGTAAACATTCGTTGGCCGATTCTTCTCTCCGTCCCATACTCTTGCCACCACTTTTCCCGGAAAGTCTTTCGGGCTGTCATATATCACTACTAGCGGCACTTTTATATCTGAATAGTCCACCAGATTAAGTGTCGGTACTCTCTTATACAACGGCGTGTTCTGCTTTGCTAATTTCTTCTGTTTGTTCACTCCCATACCTCCTGTAATTCCACATGGAATGATTTCAATAGTTCATCGTCCATATTTGACATAAATGTTCTGTACGATATGTCTGGCTTATTTTCCATAAACCACTCTACCGCCTTTTGACTTCTGGCTGTTCTGGTAGATAGATTTCTCCAATTATCCTGATACCGAACCCGTTTCAATTCTCCGTACCATACAAGAAATCGTTCTCTCGTGCCATTCCTATCAATCCTCATAGGCACATACGGATCAACAATCTCGTAATCTATCCGCCGGACTGCTGCCGGAACTGCCATAACCCACATTTCTCCTGTGGCAACGGCATCCGGCACTTTATCCGCTATCTGCTCCGGCATGAGGATAGCATCACTCTCTATGTAATACGCATGGATAACAACCGGCACACCGATTCTTGCCATGTTGTACGCCACTGTTCCGCCTTGCGGCATCGCCTGGATTGCACTCAATATGTTAGGTGCTACGCATATCCTCGGAGTGGTGTTATCCTCATCCGGGCAAATCTGTTTCGGAACTCTCGGAACAAATCTCTCTACTTCATCAAATGAAACGTGAACCAATTTACTGTTGCTTCTTTTTCCTCTTTGCTTCATCCTTTTTCCGTTGGCGTTCCTCCCAGTAGGGATGTTCCAACCTTTCCAGTCCAGTGCATCCTATCTGCAGGCACTTATGGACTTTCATTTGCTTCGTTGATAGATACCCTTTATGTGTTTTGCAGTACGCTACCGGCGATTTAAGCATATTCTTATCAATGCTCTGGAATAAATCAGGCATGAATAAGAGCTTTCGGAAACTCTTGAATGAGTTCTTCGCCCCAAATGTCCGTGAGGCTCGGTTTCATAAATACCGGTATGTTGTACTTTCTGCACTGCTCCACAATATTTTCAATCCATTCTCGTCTTGGTATGACTTTATCTTTTCTGCTGCCAGTCTCCGCTCCTACGATGATCCACTCCGGGATGTATGATTTCTCACTCAGTTCTCCGAAGTCTGCCAGTATAGGCTCTACTGACAAAAACGTATGGAACTCATAGTGTCCGTCCTGCCCCATATACTCCGTATCTGGATCTGTGACTGTCGTTCCGTACCACATATTATCTCTGAGTGGTAATTCTCCGTAATGATGCAGCTCCATATATCTTCCAGGATTCTTCGTGAGGAAGAGGTAATTATGCTGCGGAGCTTTCTCACAAGCATTAAACACTTCCCTGATCCATCTATCAGGGACCCACTCTCCAAACACATCCGACATTGAACCGACAAAGATATTTCTCTGTCTCTTTTTGTCTCTGTATTCTCCCATGCGGTATCTGTGGATTGTCGGCACAAATCCATGCGGATAGGCGCATCTGAATTGTTTTCCGGTCTCATCATCAACATAATACGGTTGCTCATTTATCTCATAAGTTTCAGAACCATCGTCTCCGAGTTTGTACGTCTCCGGTTCTACCAGATGGCATCCTTTCCGTGATACAAAACGGTTTGCAATGCCTCTGGCATAACAATAAGGGCATTTATGACGGCAGCCGGTAATCGGATTCCATGTGCTGTCAGCCCACTCTATTTTCGTTTTATCCAAGTCTCTTCCTCCTACCTGTGTATTTCCCTACATGGTTGATATAACCGCAATAACAACATTTTACCTCGTCTCTAAGGCGGCTCTTATAAATCTGATTTCCACAACATCCGCAGTCAAATTCCTGTGGATTGATTTTCTTTTTCTTCATAAACGCATCACTCCTTTGGAAATAATTTGTCATAAAACCATTCAATATCACGGCGAATCTTGAAATATCTAAATTTATCCTCTTCGCTCGTGCTTCTTACACCGATATACCCGTGAAAAGCATTTACCTCTTCTACTACCACCGAAAGCTCTGCATATTCCGTCTTTAACATCCACTCACTTCCAAGAGGGTATTTATCGAATTTTGAATAGTCGATCTTTTCGTCCGTATGAAACGGAAGATCGTATTTTCTTTTATCCACAGCCAAATCGTCAATATAGCAAGTGGCATACACTTTTCTTGGATTGTTACCATATTTTTCAACGTTTTCCGGCAGATTATCATTGACCGCATCGAACTCTAAGCCAAATTTACCGCACCAGTCCACCGCTTCTTTCAGATGTTCTTCCACTCTGCAAGTCCAAAGGATCACTTTTGCTCCCTCTGTTCTGCGTTGAATAAGATGCTGTATCAGTTTTTTGTTCGGCGCGCCAATTCCGGGCCACTTACTTTCGCAGAGTGTTCCGTCAAAATCAACCGCATAAATCGGTACAAAACTACTCATCTCCATTCCTTTCCATCCCTAAATCGAATAGGGATAATTGTGCTTTTTCTCTTTCCAGTCTCGCATTTGAAACCTCGTACATCTCGGTGTCTATCTCAAACCCTACAAACCTCACGCCGTTTCTGTGATATGCAATGAGGCTTGACGCAGATCCTACATGGGTGTCAAGTACCACCCCCCCCGATAGCTTAAAAGCACCTACTAGATATTCGTACAATGCTATCGGTTTCTGGGTTGGATGGATGCGTTTCTCTGAATTTGTTCCGCCAGTGTTTGAGTATCTGAACAGTTTTGCCGGGAGATTGTAAGAAGTCCACGCAATCTCCGCTTGTGAAAAGGCATCCCACGGCTGCACCTTATCCCATACAACAAAGCACTTTGTTGGTGGCAGATTGAAATAATTTCCGCCCCATATAATCTGATTTTTCGATACGCGAAACAATTCTTTGAAGTATTCCTCCGTTGGCGGTTTGCTATCCCATTCCTTTACCTGTCCACTCCGTTTCAATCTGCTTGCGGTGCTTTCGGCTGGATAACCGTTCTTCGTCCGGCTCTTATTGGTTCCCATCGCCATGTTCGGCGCATTGATTCCGTATGGTGGGTCTACGATTGCCACATCAAAGTATTTATCAGGGAAAAGTTTCATGCCGGCCATACAGTCCATGTTGTAGTAACCAAAATCTAATTTATCCACTTAATAATGCTCACTCCCTTATAACCTTTTTGAAACTCATACCACGCATACGCAACTGCACTTCCGCCTCCGGCTTTCATTTCCTCAAACATTCCGTTTTTGGCGCACAGAATACGGCTGCGTGACACATATACATATCTCGGAGGGTATTTCTTAAACAACTCGCCTCTTGCCTTTCCCTCCAAGAACTGTAATTTAAGGAACATGAACACCTTTCTCCCATCCGGTATGATCGTCATTGCGTGTTCAATGAACTCTTTTGCGTACTTGTACGGAGGGTTTGTAAGAATATCGCCATCCCACATTTCCGTTGTCTGTAAGAAGTCTATTCCGCCCTCTCCATACCCTCTGTCGATAAGATCCGTACTGTGGACCTCATAACCGAGTTCTATGAGACGTTCTGATAAGTGTCCTTGTCCTGCAGAGCACTCCCAAATCTTATGATTCAGCTCTGCCCCCCCCTGTAACAATGCGTCTACTGCGATAGGGTCTGTCGCATAGTAGTCGTTAATCTCTCTTTCTTTCTCTGTGTGGTTGGATGCACCAAGAGTTGTAAAAATGCTCTTGCCATTTCCGGTCCAATCTTTTCCCATCTCTGATCTCCTTATAAATATCCAAATCTGTAACCATATATGGATTCTAGTTCTCCGCGGCACACCTTACCGACCGAGTTCGGCGGTAGATTGTACAGTCGTTCCGCTTCCCGACATGAGAAAAAGATTTCCTCCTCATCGCCTATGCAGATAACCATTCTGTGTTTCCCTGGCTTGTCCTTGCGGTTTCCGCACTGTACGCCCTTATCCGCCCATCTGAGGTTGTATATGCTGTTGTCAAACCTCTCCATGTTGTTTATATGGTCTACGGTGTCATACCGCCGTCTATCGCCCATGAAGAAAGTCTGCATAACAATCTGGTGTCTCTTAAACCGTACTTGGTTTCCGTCCGTATCTGTGAACATACTGGAAATATCGTATTTATCTCCGTATGCCATATTGCAGAGGATTCCGTTTCTTATAAGTCTCCCAAATGTTGATATGTAGCAGTTGATGTTGAAATCATGCACGCTCTTAACTTCCAAATTCTCATCGAATTTTACAAGCTGCGTGACCTTTCTCCACTTTTCTTCTTTGTCTGGGTACTTCCGGCGGATGTAATCAAAAGTTTCTGATTCTCTCATAACTTCTCAAATGTGTATACTGAATGTCTCGTTGTTACTGTGATTTTCCCTTTTATCTCAATGTAGGAGATTGCCATGCTCGTTGTGAGTTCTCCAACATACGGCGTACCATCGGCATTTGAGATCCACTGAATTACCATCTGTTCTCCAATTCTCACGTTTGGCTTGGTGCATATTCTTCCTACTCTGTCAGGGCATCTACCATCTGTCCGTGGATTGCCCTCTCTGTCCGTTATTGAAACTACTTTGTAATTTTCCATAGCGTTCTCCTTAAAACAGATGGAACAAAAGCAGATCTTCGTTATCCGCCGGATCGCACTTCTCTTTCCATTCCAGTTTTCTCACAACATCCCACGTTTTCAGACAGATATTGGATAAATCATATTTTTTATATACTCTACGGTCGATGAACAACCGCATATCCAAATTCTCTCCATAGAGGTTGTAACTCATATATTTCAGATTGCGAATATCATCATCCGTTGCCTCGGCATGGAGTGTTACTGTGATTCCGTCTAATCGGTCGAGGATTTTTCCGTAATCATCCATTGATAAACAAGCTGTGTACAAATACACTCTCTGCTGTTTATTCTGCTTTTTCAGTGCCTTGATAAATCTCAGCAAACTGTCTGGATTAAGCATCGGTTCTCCGCCGGTTATCACAACTTCCTCATAATCTGAGAGAACTGAAATATCTCCAATACTTGCAACCTTTCCGATTGTCTCATTGCAGCATCCGGGGCATTTTCTGTTACAGGCTAATGTCACTATTACTCTCGCTGTCTTTTTCATGTTTCCTCCTTAATCCATGCCGTCATAAAGACTTTCAGATAATTCAACCTGTTCGTCTGTCAAATCCCTAAGTGCATTGATTATCTTCATCTTTGTTTCTTTGCATGGGAAATATCCGTACTTTGCATATCTCAGCATCCGTTCAAAAGTGCTCATTGGAAACGGAATATCTTTATCAATTACAATCCGTTTAAGATGCAGATGTTCAAAAAACGCATCATCCATCAGGATTTTGTACTCGATGTGTGTTTCCGGTATTCCAATTTCCTCTAAGAAATGTTCATCTTCCAGAGTTTCAAACGGAAGTTCTTGGTTTTTCGCTACCGCACCAGTTTCATCCTCTACTTCCTCTTTGTAATATGCGAACTTCGTGATTGTGAAATCGAACTTATTCAGAATTTCTTCCGGTTTTCCAAATATTTTGCAACAAAGTTCAATCACAACACCTGTTTCAATGTGTTTGTACGCCTTTACATTGTCGTTTTCGTAGTGGAAATGATATTTCTCATCTCTTACATCGTCTCCGTCATATCCTGGTGTCTGGCTGTCAAAATACTGTACCGCATCATCAAAATCACTTTTATTCTCAAAGAAAATATCAAGATCCTTTACCTTTTCTTTATTGAATATGTTTTTGAAACATCCTCCACATATAAATCCTTTGTGACCGGTCATGTATTCATCAAGCCAATTTAACATCCAGAAGTTTTCTCTATCTCTCTTTATTAGAGCCATGCTTCCTCCTATCTCCGTGCCATTGCCTCCTCGTATAACCGCTTATACACGTCCCTCTCAGCAGTTATTTTTGCAATTTCCAACTGTGTCTCAATGTCCGGCATCTCCACCTTTTCTGCAATAGGTTCGGGTTCTTTCTCGTCTGGCTTCACTGCTTCATTTGCAGCTTCCGCCCACTTCTTTACCAGATCATTTGATTTGATGTTAATTCCAATACCGATACTTACCGCCAATGCCGCATCAATCTTTTTCATTTCCGCCATAGAACACTGCCCTATGTAGTCTCCAACCTTATCCTTATTTACCGTGTCAATCTGCTCACAAAGCACAGTGGACGGATATTTTGAACTGTTAATTTTAACGTGTGTCGGCAATGGTTTCTTTTCCTGGGTGGTAAGGTAAACCACTTCCAATATAGGACCTGCGTTGTTGCCAATATCATTGCTTATGATTACCGCAGGTCTACCCCCCCCCCTGTACATTTCCGCTATATTCACTCTCGTTGCGGATATAGAAGATTTCCCCTCTATAAAATTCTTTGTTCATAGTGTCCTCCTATTCGATTTCATCCTCCTGCGGCATCTCGAACACTCCAAGTGGTTGATCCGCCACATATTCACATACTAAGTCTCTGGGGTTTTCATCCTGTCCTCTTTCAAACAGCAAATTCATGGTGTAGCAGTCCATAAGCATCGAAATCGCCATTCTGCATTTTTCTTTCGTAGAGTATCTGCCAATCACTACTCTACTTTCTCCTACGAGGGCAGCAACCTTGTACCGCCCATCGTATTTGCTGTCCGTGCTGTATTCTGTTACCTTGTCGTTGTTCAGAACTACTGCTCCATCCTGAGACTTAACAAACATCACGTTTTGCCTCTCTTTCCTTAATTCGCCCCATCTGTCGATTGATTTTGAAATCAATTCGATCCTCAACCTCCGCTACGCAGTTAAAAATAATTTCCAACTGTGTGAGCATGATCTGTACATCTGCAATTTCATCAATCACTGCTTCTCTCATTTCCGCTGTTTTCTCATCGCTACGGCGGAATTTCAGAATGGCTTTGACGAGTTCCGAACACTCTTCAATAACCATATCCTCCTGTGCATCGTTTCCATACGTTTCTACGATGGTGTTGAGGTTTCTCATCTGCTCCTGTGTCAATACCATTACCTCCTAATATCTGATATTTAGATTTCCATGTTCATTGATCCAATCAATAATTTCCTTGAATCCAAGACCTCCCTCATCCCACGGTTTCATAATGTACTCATACTGTTTGGGATGAGTGAGTTTCATCTTTTCAAATCTTCCTGGGGACTTTTCAAGGTGGCATCCATAGCCGCAGAACATACAACCAGTACGTTCACATCCGGTCGTTTTGAGAACTGGCCTGCCGAGGTCGAAGATTTCCATATTGCTTACATCAGCTAATGTCATTTGACCGTGTGCCTCATCCTCTGTCACAACTTTTCCGTATACGGAACAGATTTCAAACCTCTTTGGCTGTTTTTTAATGTATTTTCTGGCTTTTCTTCTTTTGGTCTTATCTGCCCTGCATCGGACTTCCATGTTGCAAGCTGCTAAGTTCTGGTCGTATTCGTCCTGCAACTGCCGTATGTAGAGAAGTATGTCCTGCTCCGTCCAAAATGCCATTGGTTGGCTTTGCGGATATTTTAATTCAAACGCATTGCACCCTGTTTTCAGCCATCCTATCGTCCTCTTTTGACTTTCCGATGCAAGCATCGCAAGTATTGGTCTTTTACCGGTTTCTTTGTAATATTTCTTTGCCGGTCTTTTCTTCATTACAGCGCAGCACGTATCATTCACTTCAAATGGAGCTTCAAGCATGAACCGCCATTTTTCACAATTAAATCTTGATTTCTTGCTGCCCCCCCCCTGTCGTTACTGCGCCTTGAAGCCGTTTTAATCTTGTTTTAGAGCCTTTTCTTGCACCATATATACAATTACTGATTTCTTTTCCTATGAACGGATAGCCATATTTCTCAATTACTTTCCGAAATGTCAGTTTTGGTTTTATCCAATCCACATTTTCAAAAGTCTTAACAAACTCTCTTATTTCTGGATATTCAAGGCCTGTATCTATGAACATTGCCTTAATGTTGGGGTACAGTTTTCTCGCAATATCAAGAAGAACTGTACTGTCTTTTCCACCAGAGAAAGAGATATACACACCATCCTCTCCGTACTCATCTACCCACTCCCTGATTCTCCGCTGTGTCATGCTGATTTTTGCATTAAGCGGCAAGGACTGCATCTGGTAGAGGTCGGATATAACGTGTTTATTTCCCACTTCTATATCTCCTTTCTGGTGTTACATATAATTTGCTTCTTTGAATACGAACGTGTGCTCTGAGTCCAGTTTTTCAGACAGTTCTCTCAGTCTCAGGTCATTGGAACTGTAGATTTTCTTTTTCTTCATGTCCGCAACAAAGAACTCCTGACCGGTCTGTAAATACTCTCCTACCTTGCTTTTCCGGCAGATCTCATAGTCTGCATACTCAACGTCTGTTTCCTTGTTATCTTCCTGTTTTTCTTTTTTTGTTTTTCCAAACATACTGAATTTTCTCCTTTCAAATTATTTTTGTTTGGTTGGTTAAACATTTTCTGTAAAAAAAATTTAATGTAATCCGTCAGACCACTTGTAAAGAATAACTGCGACATCCTCACTTGGATATGACACACTCAGGAATTTTCCTTCAACCGCCTCGCAGGCATCCGTTACTCTTCCAACGAACTCGGAAAAGTCCTCTTTCTTTTCAACATAATCGTGAAATCCCATTGTTCCCTCATCTATGGTATGTGATTTTCTTTTCACGATTGTTTGTTTCAATTTCTGCATTATCCTTTCCTACCTTTCTGTTTTTACTTTACAGTTTTTATACGCATCCTCTTTTCCAGAGAATAACTGCCCTAAAATTGCTACCAGAACATTTACAACAATGCTGTTTCCGGCCTGCTTGTAAAGTTGAGTGTTACTGTTTACTTTCTCTGCCTTATGGAAATCCTCATCTGAGAAATCCATCAGTCTCCAACACTCTTTTGGTGTGAGTTTTCGTATGCGATACTCTGTACATACCTTTGAGTTCGCATCTCCGTGTGTTCCGGCAGTCAGTGTTGGTGCAGTGCCATCGTCTGAATAAACTGATCCACACTGACTTCCATCTGTGGAAACCTGTCCTACTTTTGCCACATCAATCTCCTTATCTTCTGAAATATCATTATGCTGCATACCGTCTTGCCCCCCCGATCAAATTTTTCTATCCGGCAAATGCCCATACTCTGTGCTGTTAGTGTCGGACAAACATGGCCGCCACCTTGCACCCTCCCTCTCCGTATTTTACTTGTAGGATAAGAGAAATCTGCGACACCGCCTATCTCACATTCTATGTAGCCTTTTGCCGTTGCCTGCCTGATGCCTACATACTCTTTATCCATCATCCACCGTCCTTATCTCTAAAACAAGGTTGTCTTTCTGAACCGTTGTGAGCGTGTTGGATATGCCATCAGTTCTTGCTTCAAGTTGGGTCATGTTGCCTCTTTTTTCTGAAATCTGGTGGCTTTCATATAACTTTCTTATCCTTTTGCCGTATTCGGTTCTGACACAACGACATATTGCAAAATCAATCCTCATTTATTTTTATCTCCAAAACATAATTGTCTTTCGCAACACTCGTAAGCGTATTGCATATCCCTTGCGAGTTCGGTTCTAACCGT